CCAGCATTTGTTCTGCCTGTATCAATCTGTGTCCAGCTACCTGTTGTTCCCGCCTCATGTATTTTACCACCACGGGCTGCAATAACCTTGCCTTTAAAGTAGGCTGACATTAGTACCTTTTCAGTAGCTAATGTGTCCTGTGGTACAATATTGCTGTTCCACTTTTCATAGCCAGAGATACGTCTATACCCACCTTTAATGTCTGGCTCAAAGTTTTGCAACTCAAGTGCCATACCCGGTTGCATTTCAAAGGTAGATAGGTCTAGTACCAATCCCCCTGAACAGGCAAAGACAAATGGGCTTAATCCTGATTCGTCTGCCATGTATCACCTAAAACATTGCTACGTTAATGCCGTACCTTTGTGAGTGCGGTAAATAAGTTGACCTTACATAATCTGCTCTGTTAAGCAAGATTGATTGCATGTGTTTGATACCGTCCTCAAATCTAGCAAAGTTAATACCATACTGCTGTGCTTCACCACGATATTGATAAGCATAAGCAGTAGCACCATCTGCAATTACCTGACGAAACTGTTCAGGTATAGTTGGAACATCTGTTGCTGCTGTCAAAGCTGTTGGCTTGTCAAAGTATTCGTACTTCAGTTCATATGCTTGGTCAGGATAAGGATACAAACCATAATTGTTATCTGGTGTACGAAACACAAAGATAGGTACACCACCTACACCTGTTGTACTTTCTTGGTCAATAAACCTGTCTACATATTCTTTGTAATCCAGTACACGTAGCGTTGTGCCAGCTACACCAAGAGTATTATCTTTTGATATTCTAAATGTTTCGTAGTCTACATGCGTTGCTGTAGTAGGAATAGAGTAACGTGTTGTGTTAGCTGTTAGCGTTACTGTATTAGTCGCATGTGAAAAAGGCCAACCATACTCACGTTGGTTGACATAGTTAATAGCATCGTTTACTGCGTTTTTACATTGTACTTGAAAGCCACGTGCGCCAGACACAAAGTTAGAGGCAGTTAATTCTACCTCATTCATTCTTGCCAGCACTTCGTTTGTCAAGCCTAAGTAATCATATGCCATCGCTAATTCCTAAAAGAGTAAGTGAGGGCAAGTTGCCCTGCCCCCACTAGTGATTACTTATGCCAGTGTATCACGGTCTACTTCGTCAGCAGACATGCTACCTGTGTCAGTGCAATCCATGCACAATGCCCACACACGGAACTTACCAGTTGACAATGTACCTGTAAGAGTTGCAATCTTCAGGTCAATATTGTCGTCAGCTACCGCCATTACTGGCTGATAAGCTGCTGGGTTCTGTGCTACAACACCTGCTGCAGATGTACCGTCAAAGCCATCTACAAAAACGTCAGCGTCTACGCCTGTACCCAAATCAAGGGTCAGAGCAGATGCAGAAGTTTGCGCTGTGTCAACTTCAATACCAGCATTCAGGATGCAAGTACCTTTTGGAACAGCAATTACAGGAATGACATCGGCTGCTGCTAAAGCAGAACCTTTGTCGGACAGTGCTGTTGCAATGTTTACAACAGTTTGCACCAAGTACGGATTCCGACCACGCTGTGAATTACCACGTGCAGCCTGAAGAGTATTATCACCAAGAGCCATAATCTATCTCCCTTTCTTACACGAGGTTAAATTTAGCGTTAACAAGAGCCTCTGGACGGAGAATCTTGCGACCATACATGTGCATACCACGAACGATGTCAGCAAAGCTGTCAGGGTCACGATATGTTTCTGTCTTGTTGATTTGCTCTGCAGTAGCAACGGCAGATGAATGTCCAGCAACAATCACACCATAGTTTGATGCGTTTGTACCACCTGTAGTACCTGAACCAGTACCGATTGATGGCAGATTGTTTGAAACATACACTTGGAAGCCGTGCAGATTATTTACAACAAGTCCGTTCTGCAGACCTGAACCACCAAAGTCTGAGTTCAGAAGTTTTGAATCTTCGTCCTTCAGCACCTCAATGAATACTGGGTCTACAACAAGCCAACGGCCCTGTGTATCAACATTCTGCTGGTCCAGCTTACGAGCCATACGTGCAATAACCATAGTTGGGTTAGCATTACCTGAACCCGGTACGGTTGATGCACCCGGCAAACGAGGCTGGATACCAATTGATGAACCTGAAGAGCCGCCAAATTCGTCAGCTTCCAGTTTCATGCTTGACAGCAATTCGTCTGAACCTGCAGTGCTTACAGCTTTAGAACCGTTAACAGTTGTGTTAACAGTATCAGCTACACCGTGAATTGCAGACTGCTTGTAACCTGACAAGTAGCCAAGAACGTCTTGGTCAAACTGGTCAGCAAGGCGATAAGCTGCACGGTCACTTGCCAGTTGCTGGAAGTTTACGTGGCTGTGTGCCTCTTCAATGTCATCAACCTTAAATGCAAAGTAGTTAGCCTTGTCAATTGTCAGGTTGAAGTCTTCGTCATCAAGGTCTTGCGGTGTGATGGTTGTACCACGAGCGTAAGTCTTGACTGTGATTTCGGGTTCTTTGATAATCTTAACGGAATCACCCATGTTTGCAATTTCACCGAAGTAATCGGAATTAGAAATTGCTTCAGCAACGGCAGACTTGCGGAAAGCAAGCTGCACCTGTTTGCTGTAAATTACAGGTGAAAAATTACCGTTAGGAAGATTACCATACCCACTTGCGGTTGCAAATGCCATGATTTTTCTCCTAAGTTAGCATTTTCTCTACAGATGCAAACTCACCAGACTAATCAGAGGCTAATTCATTTGGGTGTGTATCCTAGTAAGGTGGCCGCCTTACTGCTCAACAGGCCAAACTCGTCAGGTAATCCGTAAGCTGTGCTTGTTTGCTGATTTGTGTGGACATATTGCGCTATACATCCACACTTGGTTACATATAGTTATACACAAAAATAACTATTTGTCAACACTTTTTTTATCTGGCAGAACCAGACATATCATAGATAAACTTTCCTGTACGGATAGCTTCCATAATTTCGTCAGAACGCTTCTCATATTCCTGTGGCGACATCGCCTGAACTTGAGACTCTTTTAAATAAGTGGAACTTTCGTCTGCTTGAGGTGTGCTTCTAGTGTTTTTAGTGGACACTGCTTCAGCAGCACCTTTATCTTTCTTAGACTTTTTCTCACTCTTTATTCCTTTATCTGCTTTGTACAAGTCAATAGCCCGTGCTGCTGACCGTGCATCATTATCATTTTCATACAACGCATCCTGTACCCATTTAGGTTGTTCTTCAGCCCAATCGTGAAAATCATCGCTATCACGAATTTCTCCAAAGTCAGGATGCAATCTCATCAACTCAGCTTCTGCCTTTTCCTTTGTGGCGGACATTTGCATCTCGTCAATTACCTTCATACGTTCTTCAAGCGCAGTAGCTTGTTCACGTGCTTTCTTCACGGCAATTGTTTCTACAATGGCAGCTACATCAGGATATTCTTTTGCCCACTCTTCAATGTCTTCATCCGACTTAGGCAGTCTCATTTCCTTTTGTGCTGCAACACTAAGCTGACGTTTTAAATCGTCAATCTCTTTTTTTAATTCTTCAGCTTGTTTTTGCTGATGTCTACGCAGGTCAGAGTAACGCTTCTTAAATGTTTTCTCTTCTGCGTTAGTAGGCTCTTCTTCTACCTCTTCTGTTGCAACTTCTTCAACTTCACCACGTTGTTCTTTTAGTAGCTGTTCCAGTTCTTCTTCTTCTAACTTACGCTTTTCTTCATTTGTATATTTACGATTTGCAAATGCAACTTTCTTTTCTGGTTGCATCTCTTCTGCCATAATAGCTGCTTCAGCCATTTATTTTTCTCCTTATGGGGCTAACCGTAGCCAGTGTTAGGGGGGTTAGGTAGCCATTGATGTGTAGTCTTATTTTTTAGGAGTCAGACCACTTTTCTCCATCTGTTGGGCAAGTTTAGTTTTTTTAATTAAACCACCTTCAGCAACCATTGCTTCACCTGTTGAGGTTTCATATCCTGCACCACCAAAACTTGTACCACTTGGACCTGAATCAAATGCAGACTGTACACCGCTATCGTCACTATCATCACTATCAAATCCACCGTATATATTAGGTCCACCTGTTCTTGCTATTTGTTCTCGTGTTCTTTGCCTAGCAGCATCTGCTCTAGCCTTTTGTTCAGCTTGCATTTCACTACGTAATTGAGACGCAGATTTTCTACTGCCATCAGGGTTGGTTGCACTAATACCATATGTACTAGCTGCTTGTGCTGCTTGTTCACGTTCTTGACGCTTTTCCGCACCTTTTTCTTCTGCTTGTTTTTGCTGACCTGACTTCTTTTCTTTAGCTGTTTCTGCTGCTTTTGCTTTTTCTTTTGCTATATCAGCAGCCTTACTTCTTAATTCCGCTGTACTTTGACCTTTGTATTCAACACCTAAATCTTT